GGCGGCGGCCTGGTAGATCAGAAGCCCCACAGAAAAACCGAGGAGCGCATACATGGGGGCTCGCTCGATCACCTCCCGGATTCTTTGCCACACAAAGTAACGATTCGCCGCCCTGTCACCGAGATACCCTAGGCTTTACCGCCTACTTACGTCAAGTGATTCACACCCCATAGCATGGTTGTGCTATCCTTTTTTGAGGAGGGCGGATATGAAGCGTTCTGAGGTATTGGCTGGGTTGCCCCCTTTGGTGGCGGCCTCTCTTGGTGTTGCTGGAGGGTTGTGGCCTCGGTTGGGGTTGGGTCAGACGCCGACTCCGTGCCCATCGCCTACGGTGGATCCCTGTGCGCATTGGCAGTTCCCTTCGATTGCGCTTCCTAAGGGTGGTGGGCAGGGGTATGCCGAGGCGCAGCATCGCCCGGACTGTGGGGCGTGGTCGGTGGTGGGCGGGGTGTACCTGGACATCATCATCAATAAGGGCGGCGGGTTTACCCGTGACAACATGACGTTCACGGATTATCTCGGGAATCGATCGCAGACGTTTTTACTGACCGAACTGCCGGCGACGTTCCATGCGAACTCGCTCGTGCAGATATTTAAGAACTGGTGGTTTCAGGTTGACGGGACGGGGCGTGGCGGGACGCTGTATCAGAACGGTCAGCCTGGGAGTGGTGGGGTCGCCGTGGGATATGGGACGACTGACGCTCAGTTTCAGAGCTCGAGCTTTACCATGATTCCGGTCAACGGTGGGAGCGCGGGGAGTTGCACGGTGCCGTGGGGCCAGGGTCCGCTTGTGCTGCCTGGCGACCTGGGGATTTGCATTGCGGCAAGCGCGGCGTGGGCGGCGACCGCGGTGATTCTGATGGCGACTCTGATTGGTGGTATTGCCGGCCCGGCGGAGTGGATTGTCTTTGCCGGGGTGTGTATCGGCTTCGTCGGACTAAGCCAACTGGTATTGGAGAACTGTAAATGAAACGAATCGATGTGCTCAAAGGGCTGCCGATCCTGGCGGCTGCGGTGCCGCTGCTCGGGAGCTCGGGGCGGACGTTTAATGCGCTGGCTCAGGCAACCCCGGACCCGTGTAAGCATTGGGACTTCCCGATGACCCCACCTGGGAAGGACGGCTCGGGGGGTTCGCTGCTGGCGAACTACCGCGCGGACTGTGGGAACTGGAATGCGGTGGGGTCGATCAACATGGACTTCCTTATAGGGAAAGGCGGCCAGTACCTCAAGGACAACATCATCTTCACCTCGGGGACGGACTCGTGTTCGTTCCACCTCTCGCAACTGGCGGCGATTTACGGGGGCGGCTCCCTGGTCAACTACTTCAAACAATGGTTCGCACAGATGAACCAGGACGGTTCACAGATCGATGTCTACAACGGCTCGACCCATGTGGCGCACGGACTGACCGCGCCTAAACTCCAGACGACGCAGATTCAAATGTACCCCGACACCCCGGCGGGCGGCTATCAGCCGTGGACCTACGACTGGGGCAACACCTGGAAAGGCAAGGGCGGCCTCGACGTAGACATCTCGGGGCAATGCGCCTTCGCTCTGGGAGCGGAGACTATCGGTATCATTGCCGTCATCGGGGCAGCGATCGGTGGGCTGGCCGGCCCGATTGAGTGGGCCTTCTGGGCGGCGGCGGTGTGCGGACTCATCGGCACCATGCGCGACGTTATCATCGACTGCGGCAAGTAGATGCCGAACCAAGTCGTGGCCGATGCGGTGTTGGCGGTGCCAATAGCTCTGGCCGTATCGGTGGCCCTGATTATGGCACACCCGAAACCGAGGTACGAGGAAAGACGTACAACCTCGGTCCTAAAGGTCGCCATAGTCGGGGCCTTACTCATTGTCGAAGCGGCACTCGTAACCTGGTTCTAGGGCTTGCGCTATTAGGAGACAACCCCCTATAGTAGAGGTGCGTGGGACAGAGCGGTAGACGGTACGTTCATTTGCTCGGTCGAGTGGGCCGCACGAAAGACGCTAAAGGCAGGCGTCGTTTAGGTTTGTCCCTCACGCACGGCGAGTACGCACGGCTCGAACAACTGGCGGTCTGGGAAAGACGGACGCCCGCGGTGATGGGGGAAACCCTGATGCACCTGGGGTTCGAGGTGTACGAGGTGCTGCTTGAGCGCGTGGCCGGAAAGAAAGGGCAACTGACGCTGCCCGAGGAGTTGCCGGCGATCCCGAGTTCCGAGGTTCTGATCGAAGCGGTGGGGCGCGGGATGCTCGCGCGCGAGGCCGCAGCGAGAGTGGAACAGCGCAGCCGAGAGATTTTAATCGAACAACGCCGAGAGAGGGAGGCGGGCTTTGCGGACGCATGAGGTCGTGGCCTTAGATGCCGCGGCGTCTGGTGTTAATACGCCGGGCGAGTTTGTCATGGTCGCCGTCGATGAGGCTGGCGCGCTCCACCAAAAGAGCGGCAACGACCCCGCCGCCGTTGAGATACTGCTAGAACTAATGAAGGAGCCTGCCGTTGATCCGGCCTCTTAATTCCGGCGTCATTATCGAGCCTGCCGAGTTGGCGGTGAAAACCGCAGGTGGGGTGGACCTGCCCGACACCGTGCGCGGGCGCTCGAACGAAGGCACGATCGCCGCGGTCGGCAAGGGTCGCTACCACGCGGCAACCGGAACCTACACGCCGCTGGACCTGGCGGTGGGGCAGCGAGTCCTCTTTCTCAGATGGACGGGACAGTTGTTTCGGCTCAACGACCATGTGTATATCCGGGTGGACGAGGACGACGTAATCGGTGAGGTGGACCCGGACGACGACGTAGAGTTTGCTGGCGAGATCATCAGACGGTGAGCGACATCGGCCTGCCCGTCTTTGACGAGATTATCGAGATGGAGGAGTTGGAGCCCGGGTGCCTTGTGACGCACCTGGTCGTTCACCGTAATGTCGAGGGTGTGATTTACTGCTGCCACTCGCCGCTAGAGCATGGTCCGGTTCATTGTACATTTTGCTCCACGGTTGGCAACCGGGTGTACGTTAGTGGCTAACGCCTATCGCGGCGAGATGCGGACCAAGGTGGAGCACGCCAAGCACCGCAAGCACTACATCTATGTTTCGGACGACACCTGGCAGGCCATCATCGCTCACGCGACCGAGAAGAACGTGGCCCCCGCGCGCCTGACACGCGACCTGCTCCAAGCCTGGGTCAACATCTTCACGCCGTGGGATGACAGCCACTTCGTAGACGGACTGATAAAGATTAGGTTCGTGCCGATGCCCGAGGAGCCATACCCGGACTACTTCTATAGAATGGGCTTTGGAGAACCAACCCGTGAGTGAATCGCTGGATCCCTCACCCGGCCTGGCGCTCGGGGAAGCCACTCCGCCAGTTAAAGAGAAGCGCCGCCCTGGTGCTCCGCGCACGCGGGAGCGTTCGGTCAAACTCGCCACGACCATCAATAAGATGAGCCTGGCCGACCGGGCCGCGGCGCTGAAGAAACGCAAGAAGCCCGCCTACCGGCTGTTCCTCAAACTCGATGAGGAAACGTATGGCCGCGTGATCGACCTGGCCGAACGGGTGAGTTGCAAGCTGGAGGACGCCGCGGTGAGATGCCTGCAAGACGGGCTGCGGCGCTACGACGGCCTGGGCTACGAGGACGAACTGGCGACGGTTCTGCCGACCCCGGGCGAGAGAGTGGCGGGCCTGTTTGACGTAGGCCCTGGCGAGCGCACCGCGGTCAACGATAACCCTGGCGGGATGAAGGCGCTGATGCGCCAGATCGGCGTGCAGACGACGTGAGCGAAGTTCGCTGGAGGCCACGGCACCCGCGCACGATGCTGGTCGCGCCACTTGATGCCAGCGGCTGGCAGGGCGGGATTGCCGTGGCCGAGGACTCGCGGCGCAACAAGATGATGGGCTACGTTCTGACGACCCGAGATTGCCTTGAGGTAGAACCGGGGGACATCGTGATGTACGATGAGGGCGTGACCGAGACTCTAAAGACGGCGGATGGCGAGATGCTGGCCTGGCTGGCCGAGCGCAACGTCAACGCGATCGATGACGAACTGTGGCCGAAGCCCGCACCTGAGGTGCAGACGGCAAGCGGCCTATTCTTGCCGGCGAGGGGATAATGGAACAACCGCTGCGACAGAGAATCAAGGCCAAGCGCGAGGCGTGCTGCAAATACTGCGACACACCTTTCTCGCCCGCGGCCATGAATGAGCCGTGCCTCAAGGCTAAAGACGGTCGCCACTACTTTGAGTTGATGGCCTCGTGAAGGGAAGCAACCTGGCTCTCGGGAAGCGTAGCCACCCCATGAGCGAGACTGTGCTCAACTGGGTGATGGTCCTGGTGTTATGCACACTCGTCGGAGTCTTACTGGCCTTCGCTATTCCTTTAGGAGGAGCGCACTAATGCCATTCAACCTCAACCCCAAAGTCGGAGCCGCGTCCCTAGCGGGAGCCATCGTCTTTATCGGAGTCTGGGCTCTCGGAAACTTCGGGCACGTTTCGGTTCCACCGGAAGTCTCATCGGCAGCGACCGTACTCGTCACCGCTATCGTCGGATGGGCAACACCGTCCGCACAAGGAGCTCCCACACCATGACCAACCCAGAAGCAGAAAACGCCGCAGCCGCGCTAAAAAAGATCGATCCCAACTCGCTTCCCCCGTTCGTTCAGAAGATCATCGCCTTCATCATCGGCGTACTAAGCGGCGTCGGCGGCGATCTGAACGTCAGCGGCAAGTACAGCAAGGAACAGACCGTCAACATCTTCGGCACGAACTACAAGTTCGATGAAACCGTGGATGGCACCGCCGACGTTAAGGCCACTCCGGTCTAGTGTTCCTCGACCCCGAGGGCACGTTCGAGTCGGATGACGACGAGGATACCCGCGGCTTCGTAGGAACAGCCGACTACGATGTGGTTGACTCAGACGATGAGTGCTAATCCAAAAGACCCGTTCAACGAGAACGGCGAAGAAAGCGAGGACGTAGACGGATGCCATTGCTAAAGAAGCGCAAGGGTGAGAAGAAGTCGGCGCAAGCCGTGCGGACGGAGATGACCGCGATGAAGGAAGGCAAACTTCATAGCGGCAGCAAGTCCGGCCCGAAGGTCACCAACCCGAAGCAGGCCATCGCCATCGGCTTAAGTGAGGCGCGCAAAAAAGGCGCGAAGGTTCCCGAGAAAAAAGCCTCCGCCGTCATGGCCTTCAAGAAGAAAAGCGAAAAAGACGCCCACCGGATGAAACGTAACATTGGGAGAAAATGAGCCTATGAGTTTACGAGCCGCGGATCTTACTCAACTCAACGTCCAGAATATGCAGCGCGAACTAGCGGAGCGCGCTCAAGATAAGCAGGCCGCCGTGGCGATGCGCGGCCAAGACCTGCAAGTCGGCGTTAACAAGGCTACGCTGGCCGTGTCGCTTCTCACCGCCGCGCCGGCAGAAGATACCGCAGCCGCTCGCGCTGCGGCGGCAAAATGCTTAACGGCGTTCTTCAGTCAGAGCGACGAGCCGACTGACCCGCTGGCGAACGTGCCGCAAGATATTCTGGTTCACGCTTGAGCGGCTCGGAATTTATCTTACGCGAGCGTGGCATCGTAGCGATTCGCGAGAACCATCCCTTCGTCGGTCGAGTGACGATCTACTATACGCCTCCCGAGGGGTTTATTGCGCGGGCTATTGAGATGCCTGAGCGAGCCTTTTGGGAGGAAGTGAATCGCGCTGCTGCTCGCAAAGTGGAGCGGGCAGAGAAGCGCAAAAGTGTGGAGCAGTCCGTAAGCGGCGTGCCCATAGCGCAACCCTCGGCTGCTCCACTCAAACAGATACGGCCCCCGACCGCCGCTAGAGCGTAATGCCGCGCGCTAGGTCTGCGCGCCAGAAGGTTGTCGAGCACGTTACGTCCGACTTAGGACGCGAACTGCTTGAGTCTTTCCCCCGGTTCTGCATCGAATCAAAGCTGATTGAGCCGTTCGACTCTCAGCCGCACGACGAGATGAGCGCCGAGATGGAGATGACGGCACTCGACCTCACGCGCCACCGTCGCCGCCGCAAGTTGTTTATGACGCCGCGCAACTCGTTCAAGACGAGCTTCGTGGTGGCGCGCATCATCTTTCTGCTGTTGAAGTTCCCGCAGATTAAACTGCTGCTCTACCGATCGACCCGCGAAACGAGCCAGGCCATGTTGCGGGAAGTCAAGTCTCACCTCATGGTCAACGAGTTCATCCTGGAGAACTACGGCGACTTGTCGCTTGGGGCGGCGAAGTGGGATGAGGACGCCATCAGCATCGGGACTCGGGCCATCGCTCCGGGCGACCGCGACCCGTCCGTGATGACGATTGGTGTTGACGGTGCGACCGCGGGCTTCCACCCGGACGGCATCTTCATGGACGACGTTGTGACCGAGCAGAACTGCGACTCGGTGCAACTGATGGACAAGGCGTGGCGCATCATGCAGTCCACGAACGGCCTGCTTCAGCCGCACGGGTTCAGCCTGGTGACCGGAACGTACTGGTCGTCAATCGATTGCTACGAACGAATCCGCGCAGCCAATAAGCGCGCGCGTGAGGCTGGTCATCCCGAGCCGTATGAAGAGTACATCAGGACGGTCTACTATACGGACGAGGCGACGGGCGAGCAAAAACTGTGGTTCCCGTCCCGGCTCAATCAGGAGTTCATCGAGAGCGAGCGCAACGACCCGACGCTTGAGGAGCGGTACTTCCAGGGCTTCTACTTCAACCGCGGCGTGGACCCCAAGTTCAAGCCGTTCCGCATGGCCGATCTGAGATGGTTCGATGGGGAGTATTCGCCGCAGCCATACAAGTCCGTGAGGCTCAAAGACCCGGAGTATGCCGGCGAGGAGTTGGACCTGTATGTGGTGATGATCGTGGACCCGGCGCAGACCGCCAACCCGACTTCGGACGCCTACGGGCTGACGGTGTGCGGGTTTGACGCGAACCGCAACTTCATCATGCTGGAGAGCCGGGAGCTCATCGACCTCCCCTCCAACGCCGACGCCATGATCTTCGAGATGCTGCTGACCTACCAGCCCGACCTGCTCATCATCGAGAGCAGCGGCGGTGACGCGGCGCTAATGTCGCGCATCGGCGGGTTCATCGAGCGTAACAAGATGCAGACCCGGGTGACCGGGTACTCAGCCTTGCAGGATGAGGTTCGCGGCAAGCGGGCCAAGCCGCAGCGCATCAACGCGATGGAGCCGTATGTGAGCAAGGGCTACGTCTGGATCCGGCGCGGGTACTGCAACGAACTGGTTCGGCAGATGGACCTCTACCCGTCATTGGTGCGTGACGACGTAATCGACTCTTGGGCGATGTGCCGCCACGCGCTCAAGTATGTACCCGACCAGCGCGAGTTCTCGAAGCGCAAGACCGAGGATGGGCTGGAGCAGGACCAGTACGCGGTGACGTACTTCGACCAGAAACTCGGCAAGGAAGTGACGGTCGGGTGGGACGAGTACCACGGCAACCCGCTCGCGAACAACGGCCACCCGGGCGTGGGCAGAGGAATGTGGACGGGAAGGCAACCTCGCCCCATTCCCGCGCGGCCCAGAGTGTGATAGGGTGCGCTTATGGCGATTCAAAAGATAATCAACCTGGGCGGTAAGGTCATCGCTGACCCGCCGCTTCCGTCGTTGCTCACCTCGATGAAGGCCGGAGCCAGCCCGAGCAAGTCCTCGGAAACGGGTGCGACCCCGAGCCTGTATGCGTCGATGAAGATCGGGACCTCGCCTGGCAAGTCGAAGCAGGCCCCCACCCAGAAGCTGAACGATACCATGAGAATCGGAGGCTCTAAAAAGAAGTGAAGAAGAAGATGAGCGTGAAGCGCCCGGCCTACAAGAAGTCGGCCACCCATCCCATGAAGGCGCTGCCGAAGGTGATGGCACACGCCAAGGGTCCGAAGAAGGCCGGCGGCATGAAGAAGGCTCTGAGCGGTAAGGTGTCCTCGAACTTCAAAGAGCACATCCCGGTCAAGGGCAAAAAGGGCGGCAAGACCAAGGAAACGCCGCAAGAAAACCCCTTCGGTCACGGAGAAGTCATTAAGTCCGGCTTCGTTTAGGAGTCTAGTATCCCCAGGAAAAAGCATCTCAAGGCCAAGGTAACGCACTACCCAGCGGCTGACATTGCCGTTGGCGGTGGGCGTAATGCCATCCCCCCCGAGAAGTGGACCATCCTTGCCAATGACGTGTGGCAGGTCATGCAGACCTCCATCAACGCTCGGTGGACGCTCGAGAACAACCTCGAGCTCTGGTACAACCTCTGCGATATGCAGAGCGGGGGCAAGGACACCCCCTACGTCGATTCCTCCGACCTGTTCCTCCCGCTGACCCCCTCCAAGATTGAGGCCCTGCGCGATCAGGTCGCGGCCATTACCTTCGTCCCCGAATACTACATCGTCACGGGCCTGACGCCCGAATCGTCCGAGTCGGCCTACATCGCGCAGTCGTATTGGAACAACGAGTTCCGCAAGCAGCGCACGATCTGCCCGACCTGGTTCGAGCAGCACATGAAGTGGCTGCACCTGTCGCTGCGGGATGGCACCGCCATCATGGAAGTCATGTGGCGCAAGCAGTCCAAGATTGCCCGCTACGGCGTGACGATGCCCAAGGTAGGCGAGGACGGGATGCCCGTGATGGGCGAGGACGACAGCATCGTTCAGGAAACCCACAACGTAGAGAAGGAAATCATCGAGTACAACGACGTGATGCTCAACGTCGTCAAACTCAAAGACTTCATCCTCATCCCCGACGAGTCGCCCTCCATCCGAGATGCCCTAGGCGTCGGGCGGGTGTTGTGGCTGACCGAAGCCGATATGCGGGCAATGATTGAGGATGGGCTGCTGGTCGAGGAATGGGTCGAGAAGGTTTTGGTCTGGGATCCCGCCGGCGTCACGGACGTTGCGGCGGATAGGCAGCGCCACTACGACAAGGCCATCGGCAATCAGTTAGACATCGGTATGGGGCAGGGCGTAATGTCCTCGGAGTTTTTCCGCAATCGTGGCCCGTTCAAAGTCTGGAGGATTCATACAAAACAATATGACCTCGACGGTGATGGCATCCCTGAAGAAAACGTCATGTGGGTGCATGACCAAAGCGGATACCTGCTTGGTGTTGTGCCCGACGAGTACATCGCCCCGACCAGGCCGTTCTTCGATTTCAGCCCTTTTCCGCGCCCTGATGAGTTTTATGGCTTCTCCCTAGCGGAGCGGCTCGGACCGTTCAACGCGGAAGCAAACTTGCAATGGAACCAGAGGAACGACGCGATCGACACCCGGATGCTGGTTCCCCTCATCATGGACCGGATGGTCGAGATTGAGGACAAGGGGATGCAATGGGGGCTCGGCAAGTTGTGGTCGGTTGCGGGCGCAAGTGGCTCTCTCAAGGATGCCTTCTACTACCCGCAAATGCCCGACATTCCACTTGCCACCTACCAACAGGAAGCGCAGGTTAGGAACGACGCGGACTCGATTGCGGGGCTGAATCAGCCGATGACTGGCGGTACGAACGCGGGCCGCAGGTCGGCCACGGAAGTAAAGATTTCCAGCGCCTCGGGCTCAGTCAGAGCCAACCAGATTGCCATGTTGCTACGGATTGCCTCGCGCTCGGTGCTGGAGTTTACCCGTCGCCTGAAGCTGCAATACCCGTGGGAGCCCGACCCGTTCGGGATGCCCGTCACCCCCGAACTGCTGGCGAAGCCCTACAAGATGGATGTCAGCGGTACGTCCGACCCGCTCGACAAACAGGCGTCGGTCGATGAGGCGCTGGGCGCGTACAACCTGCTGTCGAAGGACCAGGACATTCAGCGCAACGCCATCCACCGCTACAACCTCAAGCGAATGGTGCTCGAACGTATCGGCATCCCGAATATCGAGGCGATCCTGGGCACGCCGGACGAGGCGGCGCAGACGAAGCAGGGCGAAGAACAGATGGCGCAAGAGCAGATGAAGATGCAGAAGCAAATGGAGGAGGCCAAGATTGCACAACTCACACATGGACAAGGGGTCCCGGGTGAGCAGCCACAGGGCGGAGGCCCTGGCGGACCGCCTGGTGGCGCAGGCCCGAGCGGGAACGGAGCGGTCCCAGCAGGTGTCGGCCCCTAACATTGTCTCGGAGGAGCAGAAGAAGCTCACCGAGGCGCTTGCGTCCGACCTTGTGCAGAGCGCCGGCTGGGAGGCCGTGGCGCTCAAACAGATTCGAGCCATCATCCGCGGGAACCATCGGCTGCTGCTGCGTCGAGATACCGCTCCCGAGGATACGGCGGCGGCCCGTGGCGCGATCGATGCCGCCATGACGTTGCTTGCCGTAGTGTATAGTGAGGCAGGGGCCGAGTTGCCCCAAGAGTTCAAATCCTACTTTGAGTAGGGAAGGAAACGTATGTACGAGATTCATGACCCGGCGGATTTGGGCGATCCGTCGATAAGTCTCACCGAGGACCCAAACGACCCGGGCGACCTGCCCGAGGAGCTACTCACCGAAGAAGATAAACAGGCCCGCGCCGCCGAGGAACAAGCCCGGCGCGACGAGGCCGCCGCCAAGAAGGCACAAGAAACCGAAGATGTCATCGGCAAGTTTAAGGGCTTGCTCGATGTGCTACAGGAGGCACCTGCACGACCTGCTGCCGCTCCGGCAGAGGCGGCACCCCAGCTTCCGCCGCAGCCCACGCAAGAGCAGATCAACGAGTGGAACGACAAGCTGCGCGAGATGCAGGTGACTAACCCGCTTCAGTACGCGGCGATGATGCGCGAAGGCACCGTGCAAGAAGCGATGCAGCGGATTATCTCGCAGTCGGGGGGCGTCATCGCGTCCTCGGCCAAGGGGTTCGTTCGCGAATTCAAGGCCGACAAAAAGGGCGAGTCGCGCTTCTACGAGCAGATCGTCAAGAAGTTTGACGAGGAGATGTCCGACCTCAACCCGCAGGCGATTCTCCAGATGAGCGACGAGCAGCGGTCCCGAGAGTTCAGCCGTCGCTGGAACGCCGCGGCTGGCGACTTCTACGAGAAAAACACCAAGCCGGTACAGACGCTTGCCACCTCTGCTTCACGTGGAACATCTATGGCTCCGTCCAGCGGTGCGCGCAACAACAGGCCAAGAGTCGTGGAGTTGACGGACGGGGAGAAGATGGCTCTCGTCCGGGCAATGGGCAAAGATAAAGCTAAGGCAGAGATCGCCAGAATCGAGTACGGACTGTGAGCGACATCAACATCTCCGACGCGACGTATCGGCAAGTCGCGCGCTACCGCGCCAAGGCGTTGCAGAAGGCTGGCAAGGATACGATGACCCTGCCGACCGGCATCACCGTGGATCCCAAGGAAGTCTTTGGCACACGGGATTACCGGGGTCTGCGCCCGCCGGGTGCCGACCGAACCATGACGCTGCACTCGCCCGAGAAATACCTCAAGGACCCCCGACCGGGGCATCGGTACGTCTGGCGGCAGCGCAACGACGAGATCACCTACGGCCTGGTGGAGTCGCATCAACTGCGCCCGGTCAGCATCGATCGCATCCGTCGCGACGTGAGGGGAAGCGAACGCTTCTTCCAGTACGCGGGTGCTCCGAAGCCAGACGGGGAGCCGGGCTACTACGCCGGGTCGGGCACGATGGCGCTATTCGAGGCTGGCCCCGCCTTCGTCAAAGAGAACTACACCGACCCCGAGGACTACGACCTGTCGCGCCTCATCGCGTTCCAGAGCAAGGGCGACGACAACCCCATCCGCCAGGACATCGTAGAGGCGGGTGAGCGATACGGGATAAAGGTGGAAAACGTGGACGTTGAACGAACTGATGTCCGCACGGCGGAACAAGAAGCCGCCAGACCCATCATCAAATAGGGCATACTGCCTTCTCCTGGCAGCGGCAACGGCAGAGCGTGGGGCTCCATTCACCCGCGCTCTGTTCTTTTCATTGGAAGAATGGGGTGTTGCTTAGGTAAATCAAGCGCGTTTATGGTGGCTCTGATGAATGTCTGTGTAAGGAGTCGCTGATGGCAACCTTGACCCCGGTGCCTATTTCGATTTTGGGACTGCCGACTTCCGGCGAGTTCCTAGGGCAACGGACAACTTTTCCGCAACCGGGCGCTATTTGGAACCGAGGCGATATTCTCGTCCTGGCGTCCACGGGTTCGATTACGAACCCCGCACCGAGCGGCGCAACCCTTTCGATCTTTACGCCCTCGACCGTGCCCACCGTCAACCCGGCGGCGAGCACGTCCTCGGCAAACCCGGCGGAGTTGCTTTATGGCTACTACGTCCTCACGGACTCGACGGGCAACCTGCAATCGCAGCCGTCACCCGAGTTCGTCATCAACGTCACGGCGGGGTTCACGGCGAGCGTCACGGTCGCGGCGGATAGCAACTATCCCGCTGCGGCAACCAAGTTTGACACCTACGTTGGCCCGCTCCCTGGCGGCAACGGCCCCTGGCAGCAAGTCAAGGGCACCACGATAGGTTCGGCGGCAACCGTTCCTGCCTGGCCGCTGACCAACAACACGGGCGCGAACCGGGCGGCAACCAACGCCTCGGGCAGTTTCATCGGTTACGCGGTTAACAACGTCAACGTCACCTACGCCAACACGCAAGGCATCGGCGCTCAGTCGGGCACCAGCCTGCGGGCGCTGTTCGGAGCGGACCAAAGCGGTCCCATCGGCGTCGGTTACGAGCAATATCAGGGCTACTACATAGACCTGAGCAACGTGTCGCTCGTCATCTCGCTGGTCCAGGCGTATGCCGATTCGGTCATCAACACGACCGCCGGCCTGCTCTACAACACGACGTATCAATGCTTCCAAGCCGATACGTCGCAGAGCAACAAGGTGCTGACGATCACAGGCAAGTTCGGTCAGCCGAACGCCAACCCGGGTTTCGACCCGGTAGGTACTCTAGGCGATCTCAACGCCTTGGTCATCGCGCGATTCAATACTGGATTGCTGGTAGGTTAGGAGAGCATAAATGCCATACGGTTCAGGTCTACTCACTACCCGCGACCAGTTCTACGCGCAGACGCGCGTACAGCAGGCCATCGTCAGCAACCGCGCGCTCGAGGAGCCGCCGTGGTATACCAACATCTTCCAGGAAGTCGAGAACGACCCCAAGCGTTCGTTCGTTGACATCGGGCAGTACGCCGAGCTCGGGCTCTTGCAGCCCAAGCCCGAGGGTGCGGTCCCGACGCTGGACGAGCCGTTCGAGATGATTCCGTCCCACTTCGAGTTCGCGACCTTCGGCATTATGACGAGCATCACGCTCGAGTCGCAGTACGAAGATCCGATGGACCTCATGGGCAAGCTGGCCCCGATGATGGCCGACTCGGAGCGCGTCACGAAGGACGTGTACTACATGAGCACCATCAACCAGGGTTTCAACCCGGTGGTGACGCTCTACGACGGACAGCCGCTGTTCTCGCAAAACCATCTTCTGGGCGCGATTGCCTCGGGCGTCGGCCCGATCTCGGCCATCGGCCAAACGTACTCGAACTCTTTGGGCGCGGTTCAACTGACGCCCGAATCTCTGCGAGCGGCGGAACTGCTGCTCGCCCTCATGCGTTCGGATCGCGGCCTTCCGCAGACCCGTTTGCAGATGTACCTCATGGTGCATCCGTCGCTCGACAAGGTTGCCAAGGAAGTAACGGGCTCTCCGAACGCGCCGAACTCCAGCGATAACCGGGTCAACACCGAGCATCAAGCGGCAACGGTTCTCAGCAACCAGTACCTGGTCAACCAGAACGCCTGGTATCTGATCGCCGCGCCGCAAGGCATCAACCCGCAGAGCGGGCAGAGCCTCGTCACGTCGCACAAGTTCCAGAACTCGGTGAAGGTGTGGTACGACCCGCCGACCCGCAACTGGAACATCAGCGATATGTTCCGCTCGACGTGGGGAGCTCGCGACTGGAGAGGTTTGATCGGCAGCCAAGGCGCAGCGGGCTAAGAGAGAGGACGCTTATTCATGGCCTCGATTCAGGTCAATAGCCTTCCGGTTCCGACCGCTGACGTAAAAACGGCGAAGTCGCACGGGCCGAATAACTCATGGAACATCTACGGCCTAGCTCCGCAGACGCTGGTAGACAACGCTTCGATTGGCGCGGGCCTCACGGGCTCCACCATTTCGGGCATGACCGTACTGCCGCAGTTCTGCAAGATTCCCAAGGTCGCCATCGCCTTCGGTGCGATCGACGTATTCGATGGAACCGAGACTTTCAACATCTTCGTTGAGGCTGCCGGCGACGGTACGACTCACGGCTACACGGCGGGAACAGGCGGGAAAACCTATACCGCTGGCGCTCAGACCGTGGGCTACGCCGACAACTCCCTGGAGTGGGGCTACCCATTGCAGGCGACGGTCACGGGTCCGCTCTCGCAATGGTCTGGTCCGGTATTCTTCCCGGCTGGTTCGGCGCTGTTTGCCGCGGACGTAAAGTTTAACACGACCAACTTCCCGCTTGGTACGACCACGCACGGCGGTGGAGGGGTCCTCGCCACGACCAACTATGACGGCGTGTTCGCCGCAGGCACGATTTTGACGGCGCGGTTCGTTACGACCGCCTCGACCGGCAGCATCGTAAACTGCTGCATCGTGCTGTTCGTTGAACCGCTGGATCTGAAGGTTTCGGACGACTCTGCTGTACCGATAACGGACTGGTAGCCAATGGCTAGCGGCGCTGGCCTGAATCGCGTAGGTTTCCACGGTGGTAAACCGGTCCTCACCTGTTCGGGTGACGGCACCTACGATTCTGGCATCGTTATGTCCGAGGCGATGGCCTTCTCGAAGTGGGTCTTTCAAATCATTCCGACGCAGAGTGCCGCGCCTTCGGGCTGGTCGGTCACCTGCTACGGCACGATCGACCCCAAGGCTAACGAACTGTGGGAGCAATACTTTGAGGGCGGCTGGGGCACGACTAGCCCGCTCACCCTTCTTCCCGCCACCTCTTGGTTTCAGATCGTTTCTCAGTCCACGGAGACTAGCGGCGATACTGCCGTCTGGTCGAACCCGCTGACCGCATCGGGGCAGCATCTCTACACTCCCGTTCCCTTCGTCGCCGTTCGGGTGGTGGCGGTAGGGACGAGCACGAATAGCACGGGCATCACCGTGTTGGCATTTGCGGTGCCATGAGGTATCTATGAAAAAGGTTTTTACCGGGGTATTAGCTGCTGCCGTTGCGCTCGTTGTACTCAACGGGCGCTTCGACTATAGGTGGCATAACGCGCTCGCACAGGCAACGGCGGTTCCGTCGTGCGTCTTTGCGGGCTACGACCAGCACGGCAGTCTCAACAATACGGGCATCACCTGCGTCACTCCTGCCGCATCTGGCGCTCCGCAAGGAATACCCACGGGCGGAAACTGTATCGCGGTCAGTACGCCTCCCGCGCCGGGATCGATTGCTGCGGTGCTTCCGTCGCCTACGTCAACGTCTACGGCGGGAGCCCCGTCTGTGAGTTGGTCAACGGCTCCGGGGTCTTGCACGCTTGCAGTAAACTTTCCGGCCACAGTCGCTCAAACGACCCCTTCTCCCAGCGCGACCTCGACTTCAACGGCGGGAGTTCCCGCTTGTATTTGGAGCGGGTCGTATCCGTATACGCTGGGATGCAGCTTCCCGGCTGCGGGCGTGGGTGTGTTGGTTACGTCCTCGCCTGGACCCATCAACGTAGCAACGCCGACCTCGGGAACCTTTGTCGTGGGCTGCAACGGGTGTACGCAAAGGACGAGCGGCGCGGCAGGGAGTTACGACGCCCTGATTCTTTCCGAGGCGAGCACGACGCATTTTTATCCCATGAACGACGCCGCTCCGTGCAATACTGCGGCAGACGCGATCGCTGGCGGAGCTACGGCGCTCCCCTCGCCGCAACCAATGACGACCCCCACCGCTGGCACGGGGACGCTCCCTGTCTGCGGTCAGCCAAGTCTTAGCGGCGACGGAGAGGCGAGTTGGCAGTTTCCTAATGGCGGGAATATCGGCTACCTTCGAGCGCCCCAAGGCGTCTTTAGAAGTTCTCCGTTCACCTACGAACTTCTCTACAAGCACGCCGCTCAAGCATCGGCGGGCATCTGCGTCAAGAACTTCATCTTTGACGAGGACAGCAACACTAGCCAAACTGACTTCAACTTCGACATTGAAGCCTCGGCAACCAACGTCTGCTCCCACAAGTACTATGTCCCGGGTTCAAACGTCGGGGCGTTCGACCAGATAACGCAAGCAGCGACGACACTCCTGGATGTCACCTTTGACGGTACAACGGTGAAGGTCTATGCGAACTGTGATCTTCTGACTACGAGCACGGGCTCAACTCCTGCCCCGGTTTCAACTTCGGCGGGGGCGATAGGTGCCGCAACCGATTCAGGCGGTGTGTTCAACCCGTTCCTGGGCCGCATCTCTAAGTTCTCGGTTCATAACGTGGCTCTATCGCAGACCGTCATCTGCTCCCACGCCGCATCGCTTGGGCTCTAGTGAATGTATCCGCCGGGGACATTGCCGGATTCGCCGGTCTTGTTATTGCCATCATCGCGCTCGGTGGCGTTATTTACAGCAATGCCACGCGGTTCCAAAAGCTCGAAAGCCAAATCCCAGACGACCTTATCTCTCGACTCGCGAGGCTGGAAGTCAAAGCCGACGCCGCGTGGGCGGCCCAAATCCGTCGCGGCGCAGCCGAAGCGGTGACCTCGGGAATCGCGGACTTCAACAGCCCGCTCGCGTTTCACGCTAACGTCCTGGAGAGTCTGGCCCCGATGAAAGAGCGGCTGCAAATGTTCGCTATCGAGCACGCCGATAAGGCAGAGTACGAGTTTATTATGTTGCTCGACATGGCGTTCGGGGACGAACTTCTCACGCGCTTCTGCGTACCGTACAAGGTATGGCAGGGCGCGTGTCTCCTTGCTGCGATGCAGGTGGCAACGGGCAAGCCTGTTGCGATCGAACCATACCGACAACTCTCCGCTATGAAATCGGGGCCGTATGATTCACCTAGTCTTTAACCGCCCAGACGCCATCCTAAAGGTCTACGATTCGCTTGGGCAACTGTACGCCGAGTACACGGCGCAGGGTGATGCGTGGGGGAACCACGATGGCGACGGCGGGCCTCCGCCATACGGCACCAACTGCTGGTGCCCGCCGGGCCACTATCGCCTGGACTCGCCGCAGTTCTTCGACCCGCCCATCATCAGCGAAGGCTACGGCCAGATACCCGTACAGGACGTTGACGTAGATACGCTCTCGGAACTGGTGTCCTCCGGTCGCGCGACGGCGAACGGTTCGTCAGCCGACATCGGCGGGGTTGACCTTCCGATCTCCCAGCTGGCCAAGTACGGTCGCAGCGCCATTATGATTCACGGCGGCGGCAGCAACGCGCCCCATCCGCTGGACGACCAGCAGCAGCTGTGCCGAACCGAGGGATGCACCAGACTTTTTAATGGAGAATGGAAGGTGCTGGCGCATTGGCTCGACCCGCAGTACAACGGCAACCACGTCATCTTCTCCGTGCTGGGCGACCCGCAGACGCTTGCGTGCTAGTTCGTGGCTGTAGCAGTAGTCGAAAAGACGAGTGGCACCGCCTCTAGTGGGCCGGGCGTCACCGTCACCTTTGCCGACGCTGTTACGGGCGACCTCATCATCTTTGCCTACGGATGCCACTTCAAGGAGTTTGGCAACGGGGATTGGATCGCCAACGCGGGCTGGTCGCAAATCCCGTCGTCGGATGATAACGGCGTTGTCGGCTTCATCGGGATGTGCTTCCACACAGTCGCG